TGTTCTAAAGGCTGTAAAACTAAAAGCTGGTGCGAAATACTCAATGACATTGATTGTAATATCCCTTGTATCTGATTGCCTGCCTCGACTGTCTGTGACATAAGCTCGAATAGTTGCTGAACCGTTGAAATTCATCATTCCTAAACGGCCTCCATTTTCGGAAACACTATTTTTCTTGTTTACAATTTCAGCACGATATCCAGTTATGGTAGAACCATATGCACCAGATGGACTAGTAAAGTTGACCTGAATATCCGAAATAATTTGTAAGAAGTTGTTTCCATTCAAGAGTTGTCTTGCAGCTGTATTCATGTCTGTTAGTGAAAGACTAGCAAATGTAGGTTTTACACTTTCGGGTATCGCCATATACCATCCATTCGAATAAACATCATTTCCTACTTGAGTATTTCCATTATATGTCCGTAGGCAAATATCCATTGTACCTGAACTAGCTTTGGTGTTGTGTCGTGCAAGATCAAGGCTGGGGACGAAAGAAACACTTGTAGTGTGGTTCTTACCCAAGTCAATCCAATCACTTCCAAACACTCTATACCACACTTGATGAGTGAAGGAACTCGATTTTCGGTCAATGGTAAGAGTATGAAGACTTCCTAACCTCCTATCTCCTGATAGGGCGTTGTCGTTTACCCAACTAGATCGAGCAATAGGAGATAGTGTAAAGGTTGAAGAAACGGTAATTGTTCCATGAATACCATTGTTTGGATTAAATGTGCATGAGAAAGGAAAGGATTTAATACCGTCGGAATTATGACTAACAGAGCTGGAACCTCTAGCAAGCGTGTACTCCTCGCCTGAGGTTTCCCAAGTCGGCCTACTACTGTGCACATTACTACCATCTAAATTAAGAGAAAGGGTACTATCTCCTTGTTTGTTAAACGTGGGATAACCGCCAGTTCTACTAACTGTCAACCTCCAGTTAACTGTTGAGGAGTTAGCGGAGATATCCTGATTTCCTTGGTCAATGTAAACATTTAAGTACAGGCTGTTGTTTGAATTACTAAATTTCGCCAAAATTCTATCCTCCTACGTATCGTATGACATTCACATCTTGATTTAAATAGTATTCCTCAGTTCTAAATCTTCCGATTTGAACGGATGCTGTAAAGATACCATTATCAATATTGATAACACCTTGAGAAATGTACATAACCTCTTTACCAGCTGAAAACATTGATATGCGATCGTGAGTCACCTTGATTGTCGAACTTGCATCATTCTTACCGATAATCAATCCCTCATTTGAGGAACTCATGTAAGTATCAATGAATTTCTTCAACTCCTTCATTCCTCCAAACTCGGTCGTGAGAAGCTCGAGTCTGCGACCTGCCTCAACTAAATCAGCCTCAGATTTTTTCTGATTTTCAGTATTTGCTTTTACAAAAGCATTGTAAGCTTTCTCAAGTTCTCCTAATGCTTCCATCGATGCTTTTGCTTTTAGCTCAGCTTCATGGATTTGTGTTTTTTCTGAAAGAGCATTAATTTGTTCCTGAGTCAGCCCTTGGTCTGCTTTAGAGTTTAGTTGTTTTTGAGTCTCTGACCAGTGAGGTTGCCAGCTCGTCATTGGTATGGCTCCAACTGTTAAAACGGCCCAATCAGCATTACCAATCCCTTCTAGTTCTCCGGTAAAAAATGAAACAGTATCGCCAGCGTTAAGATTTTTATTAGATGTAAAAGTAGCGCTCCAAACATCCAACTCAAAGCTATATGATAGCTTTATCCACTGCCAATTATCACTAGGGTTTTCACGAATTCCAAAAATAAGTGTACTGTTATCACTCCTCCACCATTTAGCGCTTAATGTGTACTGTTTACCAGATTTCAAAGGTTCAGCTAAGATGAAATTTTGTTGATGCTTATTTCTCCATCCAGTATTTGAATCTAGTAAGATATTACCTGATTGCTCTGTCGTCCCAAATAAAGCTGTCCACTTATATCTTGCAGGATCTTGACTATCTGATTCATTAAAGTCCGTTAGAGTGCCTAAATAGCGCTTATTCGTGCTATCTGTTGTACTGAAACCATCACGACCATCCGACGAGTTAGCCCATGCCCTGTGAAAATAAGGAGTCCGACCATCAACACCAGCTTTCCCAGGTATGCCTCGAGGCCCATCATCGCCTTTAAATTTTGTCCAACGATAATCAGTGGGATTCATGCTATCAGTAGGATTAAAGTCCTGATACATACCTATGTAAGGCTTAATAAAAACAGTTTGACTAAAACCTCCTCCGGTCGCATCATCAGCATAGGCAATGTGGGTGTACTGTGTGCGTCCATCGACACCTTTTAAACCAGGAATGCCACGATCTCCTTTTGGACCTTGCAAGCCTTGAAGTCCTGGTGCTCCTTGCTCCCCACGTTCGCCTTGAGGCCCTTTAGGTCCAGGTTCTCCCTTGTCACCTTTCTGCCCGTTTTGACCATCTGAAACGTTCACAAAAGAAATTTCATCGATAGCCACTTGGTTATTATCTATATATGCTGAAACAGTGAGTGTTGAGGTTCTATCAATAGTTGAACCACGTACAAGATATTTCATCCCTGTTGAAACAGTACCATCTAGTGACCAGCGCCATGTGACACCAGTTACAATAGGCTTCCCTCCTCTATAAAGAGTTGGTGTTACAACACTTTCACCACTACCATTCTTAAAAATTACACCTTTGTCGGTTGATAATTTGATGATATAAGGTTTTGAATTCTCAAAAAGTCGTTCAAATGCTGATTTGATGCCAGATGATAACTTATTCTCCAAAGCTTTAAAGTTCGCAAAGGTAGTCTTGTTACTTGAGGGATTTGTAAAACTAATTTTTTGTTCTGAAATTCTCGCTTTTACAATTAAAGCAGGGTTAAAGCCATCATCATAAATCTGTATAGTATCTCCGATTTCAGCATCTACGAAACCATCTACTTCATAAGTGATAGCTGGATAACAATGCTGTTTTAATTTTAAGTAAGCAAGTCGTCTCAGTTCATTTGGCTCATCAGTGTCAAAGTGAAAATCTCGTCTTGTCCACTGGTCATTAGCCGTTGAAGAAGTGAAAGTTGAAGGATAGAGCTGCATAGAAATAGGAGCGTAAAGCGATTGACCTCTCTGGTAAAACTCTACTTCTCCTTTCTCATTCTTAATTGACCATTCTCCCAAATCAGCGATTGTCAAAACCTCTTTTTCAGGATCTGTTTCTTTTTCCTTTTTCTTGGGAGGTCTTAAAATCCGCTTCTCAGTATTAGAAGGTCCACCTTTCTTACTCGTAGTCACAGTCTGTTCAATAGAACCATCAGAACGGGTAGTTGTAGTTGTTGTAATCCGTGTCTTGTCAGCTAGCTTCGTTATTTTCGTATGGACTATGGTCTTACTCTTGGTTCCATCTGAAGCTGTGCGAATGATAGTCTCAGTTGTTGAACCATCTGAATTCTTTACTCTCTGGCTAGATAGATGACGCTCTCCGCTATCTTCAACTTCTACAGTTGGCATTTTACCTGTCGGTCGGATAGTGTTAAAAATGCCAGTCTTATCGATTTCACGAGTTATAGACCCGATATTTTTACCATATGTCAAGCTGATGTCTGTTCTTTCTCGTCCAACACCTTGATGCTCACCATCGTTCTCATGATATACATTTACAGTGAATGCTTTAATAGAACTATCTGCATGGAGCTTTGTGTCAAAATCAATCTCCGCACCAAATTGCTTCGCTAAATTGAGTAGTCGAGCTAGCTTGGTCTCCTGATTAGTCCATTCAAGCTTGAGCTGTTTCTCTGAAATCTCATTGATTCCAACAGATAGTAGAGTATAATTCAGCAAATCCATTTCCTTGCAATATTCTACAAAGGTCATCGCTTTAGTGGCTTTATAAGGATTTGCATACTCATTGATTAACTCAAGATTGAGGTTGATACAATTGACTTTGATAGTTTGTTCGTTCTCAATTACTTTATGAACGGTAAAAAGATGCGTTCTATCTTTGTATTCGAAAGAAATAAAAGCTTTCTCGTTTAGATGATTGTGAATCTTCGTAAGAGCAGAGTCTGTATTCAAAACTTTCTTAGCAACAGTAAAGTCAAAAGTCGATGAACCAGTTTCGAGATTGCGAACCCATGCGTCATCATAATAGTTCAATGCGCCCTGCTTATCATTATCTATTGATGCTACTTGACGCAAATTCATATCATGGATTGTTAAGAGCATTGCTACAACCACCTCTCTTCAAATTTTACTGATACAGTAGGTTTCTTTTTAACCCAGCTTGATGTATAAATCTCAAGTTGACTTTTCCCAGGAGGAAGCGTAATCCATGAAGAACCATGGACCCTATCTCCAAACTTATTGATCCCATCAACCATGATTGTGTCTTCCTCGCTGTTAATGACGATTGTAGAACCAATTGGATAGCGATTGGGGATATCTTTGGCCGTTGAGACAAAATCTTTTTGATACATGAATTCGTCTAGATACATGTGTGATAGCAATGGACGGTCTCTAACTGCCCCTAGCGTAATATGAATTTTTGCTGATTTTTTACCTTTTATTTCAGGTACAACAAAACTATAATGAGAGCCTTTAAAGTACACATGCAGCCTATCATCATTTCTTCTCAGCTCTGTCCAACCTTTATTCGCAAAGAAAGGATCTTCAGTTTCTCCTTGAGGACCGGTTCCTATGAAATACCACCACTTGATGTATTTATATCCACCTTTGCCATCTGTAGTAAATACACTATACTCACAGTCCACCGTTGTGTAACGCTTATACGTTTCAACACCGTACAAAAAATCCCCATTCGTATCTGATACTGTAACCTTTATGAACCCACATTGACTGGCAATGGCAGCCATAAAAATCTGTCGCCATAGGAGATAATCATTTAAGGACCCCACCTCTCCATTGCTATCGGCAGGAATGGTCCACGTTAAGCTTTGGGCGTTATTTTTGTTTTTCTCCAAAGCTCCTATGTCTGACAGTTCAATATGGTTCCCTCCCCACATATCTGATGTATTTAAAGTTCCAACTAAGCGTTCCTTGTTATCGTTTGTGATAGCTACGCCCTTATCAGAGTTTTGAAATCCTCTCAAAATGTTAGAACCTCTATAATCCAGCAGAACTTGGGAAGCCGTCGTTATTTCAGCATCAATTTCCTCGCGATTGCCCATTTCAAAGGTTGACTTAGAATTGACAACCCCAACATAGCCATTATCAGAGTTGTTTTTGATGGTGATGATTGGGTAAGTATCAACATTTCCATCGTTATTGATGTTAAAGACAAACTTACCTGTTTCGAATGTCGGATTAGACACTTCTTTGTATGCTGACGAATGAGCTACACCGTCTGGAACGATGAATTTCATTGAGCCAGTTGATCTACGACCAATCGTTTCCTGCATCGAAATACTTTCAATAGGCATGGCCAGATAGTATTTATCAGGCTCATCTGAGAAGACAAGTTTTTTAGCACTGCTGACATTAAAAATACCCGCAAGCTTATGCTTGAGGGCATTTCTATCTTTAGACCAAATAGAGAATTTTACTTCAATGAATTTCGCTTCTATGGTTTGTTGTTGAATATTTACTCCAACGCTTGCAGTATAAGATGTTGTGATAGAACGATTATTCCCAATATCTCGTTGAATATCATGAATTTCGATAAGTTCACTTAAATCGAATTTGTTAAAATTCATAGTAACCACACTCATTCAAGTACTCCTCTCATCATCATTTGTAGTTTTTCATATTCTTTTTGCTTCTTAGTAATAATATCCGTAACTACAGTACTATCCATATAAGTATCTGAGTCTTTATTAAGGATAGCGGTAAGCAATTTTTCTAAGCTTGATCTCAGAATCCTCATCTCAGACACGACTTTATCTGTATCTTGTCCGTTTTGAGCATTAGTAGTTTGAACAGTGATATTACGCTGAGCCGCTTCCATTTCTTGCAAGAATTTAGCGTCACTCGGAATCCCGATACCAGAAGCATATTTAGGAACACCCATCTCACGCATCAATCTTCTTGTCTTATCCGCTCGCAAGACCTTTGAACCTCTCGGAAGAGGAAGTAAGACATCTCTGCCTTGAGGAATGAAGCTCTGACCATTTGGAAGAGTAACCATTTCCTTGTAGTTGCTGTTCCTTTGGTCGTTGACAACGGCAAGGCCACCAGGGTGATAGTTGGTACCGTGAGCATGCTTACTCGCAAAGATATTCGTAAAGAAATTACCAGTCACGCTATCAATCCAGCTCTTAATACCCGAAAGAACACCAGAAGCATTATCTCGAGCGTTAATAGTAACAGTTTTGTCCTGAATACCGTTTACTCCCGTTTTCACCTCGCTAACAGTCGCAGAAGTACTATTCTTAGCAAGAATATCCACTGGATTATATTGCTTAATACCATTAATGGCACTGCTTGTCTCGTTTCTAACGCCACCAGTCTGATCAGTCGCAAACAGGCCGATAGGTGCTTCTTGTTTGGGCGAGTTTACACTTGCTTGAGCGCTTCCGACAGCCGCACTCGTATTATCTACTGCATTTAAAGATTTAGTCTCGACAGCCGCAAAATTCCAAGCTGTAATTTTATCAATAGATAATCGACCATTATTTAAAACATTCGTAGGGTCTACCTTCAAATCTTTTGTAAATGGTGTGGTCGCATTCCAGGTTGTTAGAGTATCAGTAGAGCGAGCAACTGCCTTTCTTAGGCTTTCATCAGTAGCGAGCAACTCCTTCTGTTTTGGTTTCAGATTTTCATAATTAGACAGAGCTTTCGAGGCTTCATCTGCCTTGTTCATGATATCTGTATTCTTCAAAAGAAGTTCCTTGACTTCAGCTGGCATACTGTTCCATGTTTTAAGATGAGTTTCACTGTCAAAGATAGCTTGTAAGCCAGTTTGGTTCTTGACAATCACTTGTTTCTCTTCGAGAGTCATGTCTTTCCATTTACCAGATTCGACAAGAGCCTCAGCAATAGTCGCACGAGCATTCGAGTTGATTTCCGCAGTTTTAGCAATAAACTGCAATTGTTCCCAACCTTCCGCAGACTTGGCAGCCTCACCGATAACTTCCTTAACATTGGATTTTACTTGGAAATTCCCATTCTTATCAATGTTACCTACCAACAACGACCAGGCATCGTTAGCCTCTTTCACTTCCTTGCTCATCTCACTAGTATAGTTAGCAAGGATGCTGTGTGAATTACCTACCTTTTGAGAAGCTACCGCAGCTTTCTTTCCGATTTCTTCATAGGACAAACCATATTCTTCCAGAACCTTCTTGGCTTCTTCCCAATAGTTCCAACTTTGACCAGTTCGAGTTTTTACCTTATCATCGAGATTTTTCATGACCTGGTAGTACTTACTTCCCAGAGCTTCCATGGTTTGAGTATGGTTTGCTTCTAGGGTCTGTAGTTTCTTGTTGTAAGTTTCTTGATCAATGGCTTTCCCATCAAGCAACTCTTTCAGCTCACTCTTTGAGTTCTCGTAGAGTTTCTTTTCTTCGTCAAGAGCTTGCTTCAAAACATCTTTAGTATGCTTCAATTGCGTTTCATTCAGACTTCTGACATCGCCATTCAAAGCTTGTAAAGCTGCCTTCTGTTGCTCTGCTGACAAATCCATCATGGAGAGTTTGGCCTTAATCATCTCATTCTGATTGTTCAGGATGATTTCTTTTTCCTCCTGAGAGAACTTACTTGCATCACCATTGTGTCGCTGATAAATCTCATTGATTTGATTCATCATAGACTCAGTATTAGATACCATTTGCCCATTTCTTTCCTTAGCTTTTGCGATATCTTCTTCACTAAGTCCCCATTTGGCACCGAGTTCTTCCATGCGCTTATTGGTTTTATCCGCAGCAGCAGCAATCTCTTCGTAGAGCTTTTTAAAGGCTCCAGATACCTTATCAGCATCTCCAGTATGAGTACCGAAGTTTGCGACTGCTGTACTAGTTTCATCCACTGTTTTTTGAAAGTTTCGCAACTCTCCACGCTGAACGTCGCCTAAAGTAGAGCCGAATTCCTCCGCTTTGATGCGAGCTTCGTCCTTTTTATGGCCCAAATAAACTAAACCACCAGCTAATAAAGCAGTTCCTCCAAGTAACAACCCAATTGGATTAGAAAGGGCCCCAACAGCTCCGGATAATAGCGATGTTTTTGAAGTAACAGCTCCTACTCCGTTTGCTAGAGATGTAGCTTCGCTACCTAATTTGGATACTCCAAATCCATTTTTAAATAAATTAGATACGATTCCAATTCCTTTTGAAATCCCGCCTAATCCTTTTACAAAACTACCTATTATTGATGTTCCTTTTCCAAACAACTTCAATGCAGGACCGGCAGATGCTGCCATCATCCCCCATTTAAGTATATTTTCTCGTTGCTCTTTTGAAAGAGAACTAAATTTCTTAGCTAGATCAGCCAAATGACTTATCCAAGGTTTTCCGGCTGTTAATCCATCTTTTAAGGCATCTAAAAGCGGACCCCCGAACTCAATTGCAATATCTGTTACTTCATTTTTTAGCATTTGAAGTTTTGACTGCATCGTTTCGTAACGTTTCCCTGCTTCATCAGACAATGCTTTACCTTTGCTCCACTCATTGTTGGCAACCCCCATGGCTTTCCCCATGGTTTCAGCTGCAAGCCCCAAAGATTTCAGCATATTAGATTGTCGAATACCTGTCAATCCAAGAACTTCTAAGATTTTATTTGTATCTTTTCCTCTTTCACCGGCTTTACCTAAACCTTTTATAAAGTCTTGCAATGCTTCAGCAGGTTTGGTTCTCCATTTTTCTGCAAATTGTTCAGCAGTCATACCGGCTGTATCGGCATAGACTTCGAGTTCTTTCCCTCCTTCTGACACCGCTTTAGAAATGCCCGTCAATGTTTGCGTCATAGCTGTTCCACCAGCTTCGGCTTCAATACCTACAGAACTCATCGCTGTTGACAATCCAAGGATTTCAGGCATTGTTAAGCCGGCTATCTTACCGGATGCAGCCAAACGATTAGCCATTTGAACAATATCGCTTTCTGTTGTTGCAAAATTATTCCCTAACCCAACAATTGTAGCACCAAATTTAGCAGACCAACTATCAAGATCATCGCCTTTAACCTGCATAATGTTTCCAATTTTTGCAATGGAGCTAGCGGCATCTTGAGCGCTTAGATTGGTTGACACCCCAAGGTCAATCATGGTTTTTGTAAAACCCTCGATTGAACCAATTGGAACACCTAATTGTCCGGCAGCTTCTGCAACACCAGCTATTTCTGTTGCACTAGCTGGCATAGTTTTAGACATTTTTCTAATGCTTGAACTCAATTCATTAAATTGTTCCGGTGTACCGTCAACCGTCTTTTTTACTCCTGCAAAAGCTGACTCATAATCCATCGCTGCTTTTACTGCTAACCCAGCGCTTGCTACTAGCGGTGCAGTTACGCCCGTAGTCAATTGTCCGCCTATTTTAGAAGCGTTATTTCCAAAATTCTTTAATCTATCGCCACTTTTGTTTAACCTTTCGCTTAAATCGGTCATTTTATTAGCAAAGCTATTCTCTCTACCGACAGCGACTAAAGCTTCTTTAACACGATGAAGTTGCCCTTCCATCGCCGCTAACTTAGCGTTTTCACGCTCAATCTCAGCAGCAGCCTTGTCGAACTTAGCTGTACCAGGTTCGAGAGTATCGAAACTTTTCTTCATCTCGTCAAGGACTTTTCTTTGCGATTGAATCGCTTGACCAAGTGTCTTGTACTTAGCTTGAAGCAAGTCCGTATTTTTCCCATTGTTTTTAAGGGAACTATCTAGCGCCTTTACATTGCTTTGAAAGTATTTAACCGCATTCTTAGCACCATTTAGAGTAGGATTGAACTTTGACACGTCCAGCCCTAGCTCGATATACATTTGACCTAACGGCGTTCCACCTGCCATTCAAATCCTCCTTTTTAAATCATTTCTAGAAAATCAGCAAGATCCATGACTTCCTCAGTTTTAGCAGATTCGGTTTCACCAAGAACGCCCATTAGGTCCTCCCAGCTCGTATCCATAACATCGCGAATACTCATACCATATGGCCCCTCAGTAGCTTGCTTGACAAACCCATAAAACCGTTTCAGTGCTTCACTTGGCTTTATTTTTTCTCCTTTGGGTCAACATCACCCACCAGATGAGAGTAGATGTCTGCAAATACCGCAAAAATATCTGCCATATCCGTGAATTTCAAAAGCTCTTCCACTTCCAAATCTTCAAACAATGAGGCGATAAATTCCAATTGCTTGTCTAATTTCTCTACATCTGATACATCAGATGATAGTGCTTCATTGAGAATCAAGTAGTCGCGATAGTCCTTGGTAGTAATTTCCTTACTTGTCTTTTGAACATCTTGACCCTTTTCATTTTTAATTAAAAATTTAACTTTAGCCATTTACTTTCCTTTCTAGAAAAAGATAAAAAGAGAGCTTGCGCCCTCTTCCTACCCTGCAGCAACCATTTTAAGTTGTCCTTTGAATTTTTTGAGCTTAGTTTCGTCCTTACCAATGTATTTCACATAGTAAAGACCTTCTGTTCCAGTATCGTCGCTTGCGATAGCAGAAAAGCTCAAGTTGTCGTCTGACAGTTCTTCTTGCTTATCTTTAAGTGTTTCAAGCTCTTCAGCATCCATTGAGAACTGACCTTTAAAGAACCCTACCTGCGCCTGAGTCCCATTTGCAGTCTTAGATTCAAGCATTACTGAGCAGAATGGTGCAGTAGTATCAGCGCCGATACCAATGATTTCATCTTTCACTTGGTGTCCAAGGATCTTAGCCAATACCGTTGGAGGGATATCAACCGCAGTCATTTCCATCTTCACATCGCCCACACCACGGTTTGATACGTGATAAGCAACGTCACTACCGTATGTTTTCACCGGATCACTTGCAAGACCAGAAATTTTAGCAGTACGAGTCGCACCTTCTCCTGTCTTACCTTCGATTACGAAAAGGTTTTGTCCGAGCGTTGGAGCGGCGTTACCATCCAACACACGAATTGTCATACGTTTAAAACCAACTAATGCCATTTATAGCACCTCTTTCTTTAATTTAGTATTCTTCGTATAGAGTACTCTGACCTTTATAGGTTCGAGCATCTACATAGCGTTTGATTTCTGGAATCCATTCATCCAAACCACCAACGGTCTGATAAAATCCCTGGTCTTCCATAATCTTTTCAATTTTTCTTTGGAGTTCTTTGCACTCCATGTAGTTTTTAGACTCTACATTGACCTGATAGAGAAATGTCTTGGCCAAACTAGTATTACTACCATGAGCCGTCTGCATGGGCGGACCAACTGGTCTAATGACGATACTTGTCTCATTGCTTGGTAGTGATTCCGGCCGATTAAAAGACTTGATGCTGATTCCAACTAAAGTCTCATCTTTTTTCAAAGTCTCATAGAGTTCGTTGAATTTATCTTTGACCATCTAAAAACCTCCTATCTTCAAATGACTAGCCATTCTGTATTTGTAGGTTTTAGCATGAGCCTCTGAGAATCGTCTAATAACACCGAAACCTCTCGGATGCGGATTCTTGCTATATCCAAACTCATTCAAATGGACCAAGCGCCAACGAGAGCCTTCACCAAAACCAATCTTCACAACAGGAACGCCAGTAGCAAGACCAGTCACACGTCCAGCAGTAGCACTTTCAATAGTGGCTCCAGTATCTTTGTAGACTTGCAAAGCACCTTTAAATTCTTCCAAGGTTTCATTTGCGACTTCTTTCAAGGCACGACTAGTAGCACGTTTGACTTTAGCATCACCAAGACGAGCGTCAATGTTTCTAAGAACATCATCAAATCCTCTCAATTCTGCTCCACTAGACATCTTGACCACCACCAATAATGACTATCAAAAAATCCCGATTATCAAAATCAGGACGAACATCTATAATTTGCCATTTTTCGCCATTAAGACGATTGTCGCTAACTTCGACAAAATGCTCATTCTTCGGCTGATAATCAGATAAAGGGTCTCGAATTTTAAGAGTCATCTTAGCTTTCATCGACTTCCCAGTTGCGATTTCAATATCTTTAAAACTAGGAGAGTAAACTTGCCCCATTGTGTAAAAAGCCTTCTCGTGACTCACATCGCGACCATGAAACCCCTCCTCGACTTTAGAAGTATAGAAAGTCAAGGGGGTTCTTAGGTCTCCGTTTTGAGCCTCTGGCTTCTTGTAACGATAGCTAGGACGATTAGTCTGATAGGACATCAGATATTGTTACTTCTGTTTGTTTTTCTGCCCATTCAACAAAGCCAGGTAATGCTTCATTGATTTCATCAAAACGTTCTTTTGTCGCTTCAAATTCTGAACCAACTGAGCGATATTGACCTTCTTTAAGGTCGTAAAATTCTTTCAAAACCTTAATCATCTATTTCCTCCGATTTATAATTTTCAAGAGATAACGCCATCAAATCTCCTTGAAAGTTTTGATAAAAAAATTCAACTTGATCATTGTAGGCATATCGTGCACGCTCTAAAATAAGTTCTCTCACTCGTGGATTGTGGTTTGTAGTACCCACGATTTGAAAAATAGCCTGTTCAGAGCTTTCTAACATTCTGGAGAGGTTATCATCCTCTACGTCGTGAAAAATCCTCATTCTCTCCTTGAACGCAGTAAGGAGAAAATGAGGTTCTACTTCGGCAGTCATGACTCAACTCCTAAATTAAGCTTCAGGGAATTTTAAAGTCCAAACAGCAGCAGTCTTTTCATCGTGAGCTTTACCATAAGCAAATTGCTTAGCGGTGTAGAGATTCAAATCTTCCAAAGCATATGTTTCGGTAAAACGTCCAAATTCAATACCACCGCCTACGAAAGCATCGTAACGACCTTTGACAAATGTAGTGACTTTACCTGTAGTTTGTGCTACAGATTCAACTAAGATCAGGTTGTAAGGCATTGCAGTGACATAGACACCTTGAGCGTTCAAAGAAGTATATTGTTTCTTCACATCCCAAGCATCGGCTGGGTTAACAACCATCACGAGATTTCCTTCCACTGCAACTGGAGTTGTTCCGTCTGCTTTAACAGAGTGGTGTTTGTAAACCTTTGTCAATTCTTTGACTACAGTAGCTGAATCAGCAAAAGTCAACTTAGTTGTTTGAGCTTCCTTTTCAGCATGAGTTGTATGATCTCCAGAAACAGTCCCTGTAAGAGTACGAGAAAGACCGATAGGTTTATTGTCGCCGTCACCGTTCAAGTAGGCAGCTTCCAACGCAGCTGCAAATGCTTCGGTAATCTGAGTAGAAACAAATTTTTGCAACCAAGCAGGTCCGAATTTTTCAGAGTCTTTAGGAATTACAACAAAAGCAGTCAATTTATTTTGAATTGCTTCTTCATCGCTGAATTCTTGTTTAAGCTGTCCTTGGATTTCGGCATTGATTTTACCCCAAACTGCTTGACCAGTTTGAGTTGATTTAAGGAATTTCAAACGGATTCCCGCATTTTTAAGACCGATATGTTGAAGGAGTGGACGTGCCATAACCATATCTTCAAAGATGCGGTCGATTGTTTCTTGAGGGAATAGTTTTTCAACCCCTTTAGGAGCAGTTTTTTCAATGTTATTGAAAAACTCACGAGCTTCTGCAGTCAGCTTAGCATCGTATGGATTCAAGGCGGAAACTTCTTCACGAGCAGCATCACGAGCTTGAGCCATCATTTCATTGGTCATGGACTCGATCATGTCATTGTAAAGCTTCGCTTGTTCTTCTTGAGGAGCGCCATTTGTAACGGCATCCAAAAATGCCTGACGTTGTTTTTCGAATTGGTTAGATAATGTCATTGTCATTCTGTTTTCCTTTCTTAAAACATAAAAAGACCGAACCCTTTAGGTACAGCCTTGTTTGTGTTATTTTCTGGGCTTTCTGGAAGGTTGAATTTCTTCTGTACAAATTCGCTATTTTCGAAAGCCTCTTTTTCAATGTGTATATCTGGTTGTTTAGCTTCTAGCTTTTTAACTACCAGTTCTGCGATTTTATCAATATCAGGAGTCATTACTGACCTCATTTTCTCGATAAAATCACTTGGGATCATAGGAGTTTCAGTCGCAACCAAAGTCGGAGCGACTTCATTTGTAAACATAATCTTGTCTACAAATCCGTGATTCAAAGCTGATTCAGCATCAAACCACGTCGTCTTGTTCATCAATCCAAGCAAATCATCAAGAGCTTTACCAGTCTTATGAACATAGGCACTAGCAATAGATTTGTTAAACCCTTCTAGTACTCCAGCCTCATGAAGCAGGGTATTATGATCTCCATTTACTTGCGTTGAAACATTGTGGATCATGATTTGGGCAGTCGGACTGATTTCAACCGTATCTCCTGCCATTGCAATCACGCTTGCTGCGCTTGCTGCAATACCGACAATTTTCACGGTCACATTACCAGGATACGAGCGTAGAGCAGTATAGATTTCACTACCAGCATAAACATCTCCACCACCAGAATTGATATGAACCTCAATCGGTTCACCACTTTCAGGAAGGATGACATCTTTCGGAGCGGTTGCATCCCACTCAAGCCAATCGTAAAGCCATCTGTCATTGTTTGATACAATCGTACCCTTAATCGGAATTACTTTCATCTTCTTTCTCACCTCCTTTCTCTATTTGCTCACCAATTTGATAGTTTTTGGTGATGAGAGGTTTATCCCCCCATGGAACAGCTTCTAACCCGAGCTCAGCACGAACTTCGTTAATCAACATTGAGCCAGAAGAAATAAGTTTGTCAATGCTTTCAGCAAGTGCAAATTTATCTCTTTGGCCTTCTCCTACGATGACAAAGCGACTTAAATCGTCATATCTTTTTCTAGTTAGCAATGAAAAATTTAAACCATCACTCATCTTCTTAATAAGAGACTGAAAACAATAACTATTGAACATTTTTTGACTATTCTCTAGATTAGCCATGTCACCATGTAGCAAAGCTGTCGGAATACCTAATATATCCGCAACTTCATCATCAAACTGTCTTCTTAGTTTTTTTAATTCTTCAACAGATATATTTGAAGTTCCTGTAGTATTGGTTAACTCGCTGTATTCCATTCCGTCCTGAGATGGAACAATCGCAATCGTTTTGGTGCTAAATGACTTAAAAAGTCCATCAGCATAGGCTTGAAGTTTTTCTCGCATCTCCTTATCAAAACTTCCATTGTTTTTGGTTTTCAGAGTTCCTCTGATTTGATTATTCCTAGCCAAGGCCTCGACCAAACGAGTGTGCAACTTCTCGTAATCAGCAAATAAGTCCGAAATATAATCTTGCAGTCGATTATTGTTGTACTGTAAGAAAATCACTTCACTCATCCGAAAACGCTTCTCAAATGTGAAGCCTCTACAAGATACAAACTCAAACACATCATCATAAACAGCATATTTAGTTCGTGTAAAGGAATCTGCGACAAGCAACTGATCATCATCAGTAAGAAAAATTAGAACTTCGTTCTTAGTAATCAAACGATAAACAACTTTTTGCCAAAATTCAGAAGCTGACTCGTTTTTATTTGGCCTAACATTTAACAAGTAATCCCAATCAGAAGGCTTAACCTTACCGTTTTCTTGATATTTAAATGCTGACTTAGCAAAAATCCGAGCGATGAACTCAGCTGACTTATCAATCGCTAAGCTTTTGAGTTGCAGATTTCCAAACATCCGCTCAAGATCCTCAAACTCAAAAAAAACCTCTGGTACTTCGCGCTTAAATAAATTCAGTAACCCCAATGCACTTCCTCCTTTCTTTTAATTTCTGCCGGCCACCCACCCAAAATTTATGCTTTAAAAATCCCAACTATCAATCATGTCAAGGAATTCCCCAATATTTGACTCTTGCACAAGCTCACGCTTGTATAGAGCAGCTATCAAAGCATGGAACCCATCTGTCTTTCTTCTGACAGGCTCTTTCTTCAAGAAACGCTTATTGCCATCCTTGTCCTCTTTGACGTAGGTATTATCTGTATACCAGATCATAGAGTTATCATCCTCAAAGATAAAACGCTCATTAGCAAATCCATCTTCAATAGTTGGCGCGACTTTTGATTGAATAGCCCCAGGATTGCGCAAGAACTCATATTCAAACCCAGCCTCTTCCAAAAGAGGTTTCAACAAGTCCATTCTAAAACCATCGGCACATACAAGTTCAATTTGGTAAAGTTTGCTCCATTCGACAAGCTTAGCAATCAAAAGCCGTGGATCAATACTAGGACCGTCCACAATCGTAAACAGACCTCTTTCTGCCCATTCCTGGATAGGAGCTTTTGGTTTGAAAGCTTTCAAAAATGCTTTACGAGCAAATGAATGTTGCTTCCAGATAAATTCATCCCCATTCTTAAATAGCAATCCCACACTTGCAAAGTCTCGAATACTAGCATAGTCAAAACCTGCAACACATGAGCGTCCCTTCAAGTCGATACCAGGAGAACGCAAACAAGCAACTAGCTTTTCTCGAGAAGTCACATCTTTCTCAAGGTCAGCTTCAGGAAGATTCATCCGTTTTGTCATGAACTCCTGACGGCCAGATGGCTCCAACTCAAGGTCATCATAGTCAGCCTTGGTTCTAGCAAGCAACCTCTTAGCGTAAGGAGTGCTTTCATCCAACATCGGATTAGCTTTCGGCCAGTTCTTCATATCATCCACTTCATCCGCACTGTCTAACTTGCAGATGAAAGGAAAGAGCCTGAAATCATCAACCTCTCCATTCAAGATTTGCATAGACTTCTCTATCAGCTTGTCGTAAAATCCCTCTCGCACATATCCATTCGTCCCGTTGTAGAATGTTCGAGCATGAGCAATCTTACCAAGACCAGACCTTTGGACCTTCACAGCCTTGTCATCTTCAAACTGGTGAATCTCGTCAAACTCAAGACAACCATCACGAGCAGAGTCCATAGTCTTCGGGTTATTTGTCCGAAAAGAAAAGACCGAGTTGTTCGCTCGACCTGTGATAGACATTTTAGTTAGATAGAAATGATCCTCAAGACCACGTCTTTGAATAGTCTCATAGACCTCCTCAAACGAAACCTTACCCTGTTTCTCAGAGTTAGCAGTGATAGTCACGTCATAATCTCTGATAGGGTAGATAGGACTGATAAAGAACGATGACCTAGCAGACATGAAACCATTCTTACCACCTCCACGAGCCAAAGTATACAGATACTCATCGAAGTGTGGCTCCCCGTCCTCTTTCCTAAAAAGAAATATAAACGGAGTCAAGAAAAGCTGGTACTTGGCCAGAGGGAAAAAGTTCTTTTCCGCAAACCGAATGAACTTGTCGATTAAGTCATTATCAAAATATAGATCATCACGAGGATAGATTTTCTCCTTGATGATTTTAAACAGCAACTTTCTTTCCTTGTTGACGACAATTTCTCCACTCTCGGCCATTTTGATGTAGTCATCAACCAGCGGATGAGAAATCATAACAGATCGCTTCCAGACGTAGGTTTCTCAACAGGCGAGTTTTCCACCTCAAAATCAAACGACCGCTCAATAGCTAAAAGCTGATTGCTTGTTGTGTTGATTTCCTTGATGAGAGAATTCGCTTTTTGGAATCTCTGTTGTCCGTTGTGAACTGTAATGACCAATCCATCTTCATGAAGTTTGGCTTTCAGCTCATAGAGCAATCTGACGAGATAGAGATAACGATTCACTTTTTCGTACTGGATCGCATCTTTTTTTCTAGGACTAAAGTAGCCGATTTTAGAAAGTAGCTGATTTTCTAATTCTTTTATATTTTTTTCTGAGTATTCTTCCATTACCCCCCACCCCCTTTAATTTTTTGTTAAAAATTTGGACAGTTGACCCCTCCCACCGGTTCCCAGAATCTTAAAAACACTGGATTTTTTTGACCGGGGGGGGTGTTATCATCCCCAAAATTCATCTGTTCTGAAATTTTTCTCAATCATTTTTTTAGATTTTCGAAATTGAAAGCGACCGTGACGTTTATTGTGACATTCTTTGCATAGAGTTCTGAGGTTGTCTAAGTCAAGAGCGAACTCTGGATAGAACTCTAGCTCCTTGATGTGGTCAACCTCTAGGTTTTCTGTTGTAACTTTACCTTCTCCTCTGCACCAAACACATTCGTTATGATCACGTTCGAGTGCAAGCTTGCGAAGTTCTCTCCATTCGCTAGAATTATAAAACTCTGTTCGATCTGCTCTTGTTGAAACTTCTATTTTCAAAAGATTATCCTCTTGATTTCCAAAAGAGTTTTGGCAAAATCATCAGGATTAATTAAGATTTGTTTAACTGTTTTTTGAAAAAGCATAATAGATTCTTTAGTTTGAGAGTCAAGAAAGTATTCTCTGTTATCTCTACCTCGTATCTTGTAAATCAATTCTCGTATTAAACCTAACATACTTTTGTAAACCTCTCTAATTTTACTCTCTCAATTCATTGTTTTACATATTCTAATGAATTCGCTACATGAGTTTTTAATCAGATTTATCAAGCGTTTATCTTGCATGCTTGAAATGAAATCATCATAACCTTAAAACAATGAACTGATTGTTAAAATAAAAAATTAAAAGCCCTGAAACTTCGTCATGGCTCTGTCTTGTGAATCTTGGTTTTTGCCTATGTATCTCAGTGAAATGCTTTGGCTTGAGTGGTTCAGTAGGTCCATTATCAGAGCGACGTCCTTGGTTTGTTCGTACATGAATAAGCCAAAGGTCTTTCTCATCGAGTGAGTCGCTATGTTTTCCAGACCAACTTCTTCAGCAGCTCTTTTGATAATCTTGTAAGCTGTGTTAGGTTTTATATGCTGGTGCTTTCCGTTTCGACTAGGAAAGAGAAAGTCTTCATCTTTCTTGTCTTTGATGTACTGTCGCATAGCATTCTTGAATTTCTTTGGCATCTTTCGTTTGGTTGGCTTGTCTGTCTTTTCATCGACAATCTGAACATGCCAACCTTTTACATGCTTTACTTTCAGTTTAACAATATCACCGATACGGAAACCCAGATTAACACCAGACAAGAAGAGCATGAGGTTGCGTTGTCTATCTGACTCTTTGACTGCGCTATGCAACGTCAACCATTCAATCATCAGCTGAACATCATCTCTATTTCTGATTGGTTCAACAACTACCACATATCCTCACCTCCTTTTTCGTGCACAAAAAAAGCAGAGGTTTCCTCTCTGCTATTCTTCATGATACTAATTTACCACATTGTTTTTGTCAATTCTATATGTTTTTTTGACAACTTTACATAAAGAGCAAATTTGCAAGTGTATCAAGAATGACTTCACGTCTTCTGTAAATCTGCTTGCTATGCCTATACAAGTATCCAGTTTCTCCATTTTCCATGATATGCCAAACTTGAATCCAGTCATATCCAGTATGTTCTCCCCAACGAAGATAAAAGATTTTTTTATCATCTGGTTCTAGATTTTCTAGTAATTGGGAGATAGCATTTTGGAAATTTTCTAATCTTAAAATCATAGGATCGCTTGCATAAGCAACTGCTAGGTTCTCCGACCTGTTGACAAACGTGCCACTACCACTTGCTCCAGTATCATCAATGCCTGGTACAGTTAAATGCTTAACCTCGTACAATCGTTCTAGCTCATGCCTTCGTTGGCCAATAAGTTTGTCAATCTTTAAATATTTATCATCGAGTTCAAACTCGAGATAATCCCTTCGTGCTTTTGCTAAGTTCTTTTTGACCAAACCTTACCTCCCGTGTATACTTTAGATTTAATCCATTTGATAATCTTGCCATCGTTATTGTTGTTGAAATAATTTGGCAGTCTTGCTGTTGGACTTTCTTTGTAGACCACTTTTTCAACGACCTGAATCGCAGGCATCATTTCATCATCTATCCAACCAACAAGCCAAGCAGGATTTACATCATAGGTTTTAGCAATCATTTCAATTTGCTTAATGGATGGATATCCGCCCCGTTCGTACAAGTGAATTGTGTTTTGTGAAACACCCGTATCCCTAGCCATGTCTTTGACAGAGATACCTAGGTCCTCTCTAAGTTCTTTTAATCTTAGCTGCATTTTGAAAATCTCCTTGCATCTTTCAAATAATATAACCTTCGAATATCAGAGTGATCGTCCCTGTTCCATCTTTATGTCTAGACACCAAAGCACGACAATCTGAACCAAACTCAACTCCTTCGATTGTGATGCTATGCTTCACCCTGTCAACGTTGATTATAGAGTCATTTGCTGTTTTAATTCTCATGTTCCATCTCCTCGATAAGCCAGTCTAGATTTTTTCTGGCTTTCTTCAGGTCTTCAAGACCGTTTTTCTTCTGGTGTCGTAGTATGTACTTCAAACTGTTTCCTAGATAGAACCCTTTCATCTGTTCTGGTGTCATGAAGTTCCTTAAAGCGTCGATAGATTCCATACCATACCTGCCTTGGTAGTGACTCGGATTGTTTATGTTGTCATTCATATCAATTCCTCCCATAATGTCTACTTGCTCCATGTAAATAATAAGTGCCATCTTTGCGCTTGTTCACGTAATACGTGTACTGCCCGTCTGGATCGGCGTAGGAAATCTGCTGCTCTCCTCCCCAACAACCATTGGAAACCATCATATGGCAATTCTCCATAATCCATTCTACGTCAGGCATCTAGTAACTCCTTATCTTCGTAGATATTTCCGATGATTTCAAACGGATATGTGTTATCTTCAACCAATTCTGCTAAGAGTTCATTTTCATTATATTTTTTCGACTCAAACATAAACAAAGCATGTTTTTCGTCCCAAAATATTCTCACATTTATCACTTCATCATCTGTTTCGACTGCTAAAATATCCCCCTCAAAGATTTCCTTGTCGTTCTTATCTTTGAGTCCTGTTGATTGCATCAGGACAATGTTTTTAAAAGTGTGCTCGGAATAATCTTTTTGAGTAAAATTATCTTCTTCTAAAATTTTATTTAAGACCATAATTGATTTATTTTCGAAATTTATATTCATTATTTTTGATGAATCAATTATATTTCCTTTATTTTTATCAAATAATCTAAATTTCGGTACTACCATTTTACAAATCCTCCTCTTTGACAAAAGTTCCATCAATCCATTTACCCTTGCGGTCTTTTATTTCTTGGTAAGCTAGTTCGAAACACTCTTCAAAATCATATCCAAGTTCAGCACTGATTGATTTTAGATAACCAATTAATAGAATCAATAATTCTATACGTGTGGTCATAAGTTTCAGATGTTGTTGTACTTGAATGTTGCTAATACATGTATTTGCGTACGCGAATGACGTCATCACATCGTTATTTCTAACATTCTTCGACTCTTCAAAAATACTATTCACATCTACTTTGCTCAACAAGGCCAACCCGACAATCACGACCACACAGTCTCCGATACTGTCCTTGGTCAGTTGCTCATTCTTCTTGAGATAACCGGCGCATAGTTCACCGAACTCCTCACTTAGTTTCAAAGACTGCTTGTCTAGTCGTCCACCGTTCTCAAGATCACGGTCAATAAACCATTGTTTGACATTTTCTAGTGTGTTCATTTTTTATCCTCCAAAGTTACTGAACGGAACTTCCCATCTATAATTGTCATACTCATGTACGATGTCTTTTAAAATTTTTCCTTTTGAGATTTCAATTTCTTGTGTAAATTCCATACCCATTTCAAAAGTGAAAATTTTAATATCAACATCAAACTTACTAGAAATTTCTGTGTAATTATCTGCTATTGCCGCCCATGCTTGTTTGAAATCTTCAAGTTCGATAATCAAAAAATCATCATCAAGATAAATTTTAAAACTATCATTGTCAATAAAAGCACGTCTTGTTCCATTGATATAAAAATGAGAGTCCGTTGTAGAAAAGGTGATTATTTCACCATCTTCTTTTATTGTGATGTCAACGACAGTTGAAAACATATATTTTAAAGCCGATTTAATATTTTCTGCACGTCCTCTTAGTTTAATCGTTCCTTGTGCAAAATTTGCCATATCTTTCTCCTCGTTGAAGGTGAAAATTATATTTTCACCTCATCCCCTACTTTCACTTTATCATACACATCCTTCGTAACCACGAACACCCCGTAGTCACGAATGGTAAGCGTGTATAGTTTTCCATGCCGTCCTTTCTCAAGGACTTTGCCGAATATCTCTGCGCCTTGATTATCAGCTTTATAAACGACAATCGGACGCTTTGCTTCTAGTTTTTTTATGTGGATACTCTGCCAAATATTTAATCCAGCAGATAATAATATCCAGATTGCGATAAACCGTTTCATTCGGTTGCCTCCTTCTTTAATTTTACGGCAATTTCTAAGTAAAAGTCTTGATCGGGTATCTCTAGCATCGCTGTATTGGTTTTACCGTCAGACTCAACGATAATTTTTCCGATTGCCAAAACTAAGTCTCCAATTGTGCTATTTAGCGTAAGGCTCATTATGTTACCTCCTTAAAGCGCCCATCTATTTCGGGGCTTATTTCTTTTGAAAATAGGATTCTTCTTTTCTTTTTTCTTCTGCTTCTGATAATCGCTATCTTTATTGAAGATAATATCTTCATCTTCAATCAGCTCAGGGATGAAGGATTTATCTGCAATCATCCTTCCACCTCCTTAACCTTAATTTCTCTAGTGAGTCTATTTTTTAAAACATGACTTGTAAAATAAATACCGTCTGCATATGTATAATAATCAACAGTTTCTTCAACCCATTGACTTCGTGTGTATGGGTATCTGTTTGGTCGTTTCATGTTACCACCTCATATATAAGTATTTTATATCGATATCTTGTCCTAAAATACAATCTCTCAATGATCTTAAATCTTCTAACGCACTGCTGACGGTCCCCCATTTGTTTTCAGGTTCATATTGCACATACTTTTCAGGGTGCTGTTCCAATTCTGAGATGCCACGTTGAATGTTTTCAAAAATCTGAGCAACATTGTAGATAGTACCTTGTTTGAAATCCCAATCCATAGCAACCCTGAACATTTTCCCAAGATTGTAAGTTGGAGAACTATTTTCAGGTTCATCTATGCAAATATAATCTCCGCTTTCTATTTTTCCTAAGATTTCCAAATCATAACTCATCACTCCACCCCTTTTTTGAAAGCTATACTCAACCATAGATTGTATTTGTGCATTTTACGCTCAATTTTTTTAGGTATATCCCTTTCAAAAACAATAAGCGGACCATCTGTGTCTTCTGTATCTGAGTAATTTATGATTTTATCTTTTGAGTAACAATTTAAAAATTGTTTTCCAAAATGGTTGCGAAAAGATATTTTGAATATTTTCTTTTCTTTGTAACAACTTTTAATCATTATTCGTCTTCTTGATTTGTTTAATGACATAAGTCCACCTCCTCAATCTCAATCCCTGGGCAATCGAATACCCAGCCTAAGTTGGCATCTTCTAATTCTTTGCGGGTGAATTTAGACCTTAATCTACTTTGTAAAAACCCCAAGAAATCCTCGTCTTTAACACTCACAAGATACTGATCTACTGCTTTGAGTTTTACAAAATACCTCTTCTCTTCCTCGACCTCGTAGCCGTCAAACCATGCTAGAGCAAATGTTCTTTGGTTATCCTCATTTTCTAACCACTTATTAACTCCCGGACCTCCATACGTCATACCACCAGATAAAGAGTAGACAGGTTTCGCCACTTCAATCCAATCCGCCACAAACTGCGGAATCACTGGTTTATTCAATTCTTGCCGAATCTTATCAGCATCTTTCAATTGTCCGCCAACCCATGCTCCCTCAAACTTACCTTGCTCGTAGCCCTCACGATATTTCATTGAACCGTAGTCGTCCCCTAATTCTTTAAGGATATCATTAAGCCATCTAGTCTGTGTCGTCGGAACAAACCCTCTGATTCGACGAACGACATCTTTTAACTTGAACGGTAGCGGTTCTGGTTCGTCTAAAGTCCGTAAGTCTTTCAAAACCAAATCAACCGAGGTCATTTTTTTCTTGCTAGCTTTAAATTTTTCGTATCGCTCAATTAGTCCCTGAATGTTCATTAAAATTCCTCACTTTCAATTTTTCTGATATCAACAACCTCTTCAAGATATTCCTTTGAACACCAGTCGTATTCAACGCATTGTCTAATAAATCTTTTTTTATAAAAACAATGCTCTATGTATGCGATTGGAAATAGCAAAGCGATGAAAGGTGAACAAATGATTAAAAATAAATAAATAGCAATTCCACAAACTTTTGAGTCTGCAATATATTCATAAAAATCTACTAAATCTTTTATTCTTTTAAAATGCCTGATAAAAATAATATAGTTTTTTCTTTTCATCCTTCACAACTCCTTAAAACGGCAAATCATCATCTGGAATATCCATTGGATCACTTGCTCCAAAACTTGGTGGCATCTGGTTTTCCATACTTGACTGGTTCGCAGAATTATCCTTCTTTTCAAGAGTTTGAAAACTTTCAGCTACAACTTCCGTCACATAGACACGTTGTCCTTGCTGATTATCATAGCTACGAGTCTGGATGCGACCTGTGATTCCTACAAGAGCACCTTTTTTAAGCCAATTTGCGAAATTTTCAGCCTGCTGGCGCCACATGATGCAACTGATAAAATCAGCTTCACGATCACCTGCCTGATTCTTAAAATTGCGATTCACTGCCAAACTGAATGTCGCAACTGCAACATTTGATGGTGTGTATCGCAACTCAGGGTCACGAGTCAAGCGACCTACTAACACAACATTATTGATCATTTTTATTCTCCTTCTCCACTTCCTCAATCAACCAGTCTAGGTTTTTTCTGGCTTTTTTTAAGTCTTCAAGACCGTTCTTCTTCTGGTGTCGTAGTATGTACTTCAAGCTGTTACCTAGAAAAAAACCTTTTAGCTGTTCTGGTGTCATGAAATTTCTTAAAGCATCGATAGATTCCATGCCGTATCGGCCTTGGTAATGGCTCGGTTTATTTATATTGTCAATTATTTCTGGGTTCATTATTTATCCTCTTCCTTATTTTCTAAAACAGCATCCTGTATAAAAGTGTTGCCAATTTCATAGTATTTGTATTCCTCGGCTGTCACTTCAAATGTTTCTTCAACGTGCTTATTTCCTACTTGTCCTGAAACGACTAGGATATATCTTCTTTTGGTTCTGGTTGGTACCAGTACCGAACTTTTTCCTGTCATGACAGGAATGAATGTTGTGTGAGGTTCATCAATGTACTTGTCTACAACCGTCCCGCTCGAAATCTGGTGACATGCTACGAGGAAGGACACGAGTAAAACAACACATAGAATTTTTAAATATCTCACTCCTCGACCTCCAAAAATTCTGGGGTTTCAAATTTATTCCCAATCACTTCAAAATGAAAATAAGCAAGATATAGTGAACTCCATCCTGCCACTCTTTTCTGTAATTCATCTACAAATATGTAAATAAAACTTGCATAAGATCCGTGCCATTTGATAACTGCTTTTCTACCCTTGTAATCGACTATATCTCCCTCAAAGATTTCCCTGCCGTTTTTGTCTTTAAGTCCTGTTGATTGCATGAGTTTAACTTCATCAAACTCAACTGATATTTCTGTATATCTTTCAGTGTCTCCTTGTTGGCAGATATCTACAAACTTACTGTCAAATGAAATATTAGTGACATCACACATCCATTTCAATGACTTCATCCACGCTCTAAACTTCGGTGCCATCAAGTAAATCCTCCTCTTTAACAAACACCCCATCAATCATCTTACCTTTGCGGTCCTTGATGACTTCATAAGCTTCTTCTAAGCAATTTTCAGCTGTAGTGCCATTACAAAATGAAACCGTACTAACCACACTGTCAAGAAACATCAAGTCTGCTTTGATTAAAGGAATCTGTGTCTCATTGTGACAGATATGAGCGTATAGCTTCTGAGAAATATTCCCTAAACTCGAAACCATCAACAGCAATTCAAGTTCCTGTTGATTCGCTGAAATCTGAGCACCGTTCTTGATCTGTTGATCAAGTCCAATCAAAACTACCTGGATGTCTCCGAGCGCATCATAAATCAGTTCAGATTTGTCCTTTGCAATTCCTTCGAATAATTCTCCTGATTCTTCCATGAGCTTCAAGAACTGCTTAACTGGATTTGCTTCATGTAGATTTCGATCAACAAACCACTGTTGAACCTTTTCTTCCAAATTCATTTTTGTATTCATCTCACTTTTCCTCCACTTCTTTAAATGATTCCATTGTCTGAATAATTTTTTCTAACATAGATTTATGTAATGTGATGTAATTGTTTTTCTTCACCTGTCCACAGAATATACAAATTCGTTTGCCAAGGTAATTACATTTTCCGTCTGAACGGTAACTTTCATCTGCTTCAATTTGTTCTTTATTAGCTGAGCTAACAAGAATTACTTCATCAGACTCGTTCCAATCAGGAATTCCCATACATTTGTGAAAATTCTCAAATGCTAAATCTGTTAAAATATCTCTAGCCATTCGTTTCCTCTCTTTTCTTCGTAATCAAGTAGTAGCAGTCAACTGCTCCGTAGTCAATCCTGATATTTTCTCCACTCATGCTTTTCCGAAAGCGTGGATTGTTAACAGCAGAGTAGCTGGCTTGATGTTGCTTTAGTTCATTGATTGCGCTATGTATGTGTCCAAAACTCCCAATGAGTATCTTGCGGTGACCATTGTAAATAAAGTATAGATTTATCATCCCTTCACCTCAACTGGATAGAAATTCCCAAAGGACACTCTCAAGGCCTTGCCCACCTGCAATGCAACCGCACGAGAAATAAACCGCATAGCTTTCCGCTCGTCTGAATACGAAACATCAATGCCAGTCACACCGATTGCCACAGACATCAAGAACGGTTTAACTTCTCTTGCCCCATGTTTTAAGATAAACATCAGCCACCTCCATTTTCAAGCCTTTCAAGTAGTTCACGTTTACGCTCTTCGAGTTCCTTCTTAGTCTCATCACTGGTATTGTTGACATAGTTAGGCTGTGACCATTCAGGAACATTTGATTTCTGATTACCTGGACGTTTGCTGATTTTACTTTCTTTGTACGCTCTCTCACGTTCATCGACTGCTGCAATCGTCAAAACTCCATCATTCTTCCAATTCGTCAAAATCGCTCTGATATAACTGAAATTTCTTTTACCATTGTCAGCAGCAAGACCAATTGCTTTCAGAACAACTTTCGCTTCCATTCCATCCAAAGTGATGAACTCTTTTAAGATTTCAAATTGAGTTCCATCCAACGGAGCAATACGAGATTGATATCCTTCGACGATGAGTGAGACTGGATTTTCATCTACATCTTTCTCTATCTCTGTATCTATATCTTTCTCTATATCTATATCTCCGTTGCAAGTTGTTGCAATGGTGTTGCAATGCAACCCCCTCAACTCTCTATGTTTGCGACTTCTACGAGTGCTCGCCGTTTCACTCCCAACCATCTCAGGAACCTGCTCTAAGAAATAATCTCTGTCATTTTTTCTAGTCAGCAAGCCCTTACTCTCCAAGAAAATCAAAGTGATTTTAATATCCTCAACATTCTCATCAATGACAAGAGCGATTTCTTCAGCTAGATTGTCAGCAAGTCCATCATAGTAGATGTGCCCACCATCCTCTAAACTAATCAACATCATTTTGAGATAGATGATAGTGTGCGTATCGCCACCTGCAATCTTACGAAGCAATTTCATTTCTTTAGACTTGAAAAAATCCTGAGCTAGTTGAATCCAGTAGTATCGCTTGTTTTTTAACGCCATAATCTCACACCCCACTCAATCAATTCTTCCATTTCCTGACCTCCTCACTTCAAGATATGCATTTTAGGTTCTGGCAATGCTAATGGCTCAGGACGCAATCCTTGAGGCGGTTCGTTGTCATAGGTGAATCCTTTGAACTCTCTGCGAATATTCTTGCGAATTTCTTGACGTTCTGCCTCTCTACCACGTTCGTATGCATGGTTGTACCCTTGGATAATCATAGACGCAAATTCTTGCTCTTCTCGTCTCTCTTCTTCCTCTCGTTGTTCTTTCATTTTGATGTGACGATAAGCTGCCACAAAACCAAGAAGCAAGCCTCCTACTCCCATCAACTGGTCTAAAATCGGTGGTTCAAACATTTTTTAATCTCCTTTATTTTGCTAACTGACTTTGAAACCGAAGTACATCGTTCATGTCATATAAATATTTACCGCCTTTAGCATTTTGCTGGTAGCGGAATTTCCCTGCGTCTCTGAAATCTTCAATTTTCTTACGACCCCAACCTGTTTTCTCTTGGACATCTTTGATTGAAGCCCAGTTCGTACCTCTTGATACTCGTAGTTTAGCTTCAGTCATAGCTTTCACATTCAACTGGACAAGTTCTTCCAGCAGTTCATTTTTGAAATCTTCTCCAAACAATTCCAAAGCCATTGTCAATTTCCTCTCTTTCGTGTTATAATCATGTTGAATATTTAAGTATGCACCTGACTTCGTTAGGTGCTTTTTTTGCGTTGTTGTCAAACTGTCTTACTTTCCATCGCCCTGAGTTCTATCTCGTGGCTGACTTGTTTCAATAGCTTCTCACACGCTATTTTTGCTTCTCTGTACGTTGTGTTCTCGCTGATGAAATAATCAGCAAGTTCGATGATTTTATCTTCCAATATTGCCTCCTAAATCAGTCTTGAGACTGATGTAATATCTTTCTAAATTGCTATAATAACCTTGACTAGGACCTCTCACCGTTTTAGTCAAAAATTCAATAGAAAGAACGAAATAATAATTATGGACCCTAACCAACTTAAAGACTTTCTTCCTCTTGTTACAGGATTTTTAGGAGGAGCTACTTCATCTGGTGTATTCGCTGGACCTATTAAAACACTGCAAGATTGGTGGTATATAAATTATGGTCACGACATTTCTTCTCAAGCAGCGTTATTGCGTGCAAAAAACGAAATTGATGTCGAGAATCTCAGAAATAGCACACTTCAACAAGTGGCTACTATCCCACCAGAGAATGTTCAAGAACCTCCTCTAAAAATATTAGGCCCTGCATTGGAAGCATCTAAGTATTATATTGAAGAAGAAGAGTTGCGTTCTATGTTTGCGAAAATATTAGCAAGTTCATTTGACGATCGAAAGAACTCGATTATACACCCATCTTTTGTTGAAATTATCAAGCAACTAGATGTAACAGATGCACGTATTCTCCAATTTTTAAAAGAACAGAACCACGTAGCAGGATCCCCAATCTCTATCATGAAAGCTGTCATAAATTCTGATAGTGCTTCTAAAATAATATTCCCAATCATATACTTTATAAATGGAACTGAAGGAATTGATGAATTGTCTCCATCTTTAACGAACTTAGAGCGGCTAGGTCTGTTAAACATTAATGATGATAGATATTCTGCGAATGATTCAGATTATGATTTCATTAGAACTAACTCCAGCGTTCAATATATGCTTGAAATTCATCCAGAAATTAGTCTTGAAAAAATGTGTTTTTCTCTCACTCCTCTTGGGAAGAATTTTTTGGAAGTTTGCTTATGATATCTTCAGAAAATTTCTTAACGCTTGATGTTTCAAAATCCATATATTTTTCGTATAATTCATTTACTTTATAAATGTGGTAATGCATCATAGTAGATGTCACAATAAAAGATGTTAAAATTGAAATTATAAATGTTTCCATAAATCCTCCTTACAATCTCTCAAGAACTTGTGGATCGTTCAAAGAAATCCTAGAATCAAGTTCATCCACTTTCTCAGCAATATAGGTCACGGTCCTCAATACTTCATTGAGGGCTGTTCTTTCTAGTTCGTTCATCTTCCCCTCCCTACGCTTGACTAAATGCGTTCATTTCCATGATCTTCATCTTAGTATTTGTGCTTGGTTCCCAGGTCATCCAGTAAGCAAGAGCAGCATCCGCATGCTTCTTGGGTAGCAAGTCATAGCGACTGATATTAAAATGATCCTTGAAATCAATCTCAGCTTGTCTAAATACCGACTGAGCGAAAATCTTATCCGCATAAGCTGGGCTATCAATACCGCCTAAGCAAGCCACAACTCGAGCCTTACGCTTCTTCAGTAGCGACTGAGCATAGCTTGGGTGAATCGGTTGCTCACTCTTGAGGTAGTCGATATCTTCCAGCATGCTAGTCTGTTGCTCACGCAATTTCTTCTGACCAGTGAATAGAGCGATAAAGGCATCCTCGTCCAAGTCCTCACGGATAAATCCGCCTTGCTTGCGAATAGCTGGCAAGACCTCTGATGTGACCCAGCGCTTGAACTCCTTAGCTTGAGGTAATTTGCTGGATAAGTGAGGGAGTAGAGACCAGATTCGTTGATAACTGTTTGATTTCTCATCTGACCTGCCGTCGCGACTTGCGACGTTAGCTTATCATCTTCATCAACATGTCGGTTAATATCTCGGCTACCGTTTTGGTACCCCAGAATATCCGCAACATCCTTAGCAACGAACCACGGTTCATTCTCAAATATCACTGTACGGACTTCCTGCCCGTGAAAATTAAAAATTTCGTTCATAGTATTCCTTTCTTCTTTTTGTCGCACTTATGCGACTGTTTCGCTAAAAAAAATAGATATAGCTTCATCTTTTGAAAGATTTAGTGACGAAACGATTAAATTGACCTCATTTATCGAAAAATTTCCATTTTGTTTCATTTTTCGATAAAAGGTACTTTTATTAATACCAATATCTTTTGCCAAGGCTTCTTGTGTGGTATTGCATTCGCTAATCTTACCTTTTAGTTTCGCTATGTTTACCATATGTTCCCCTTTCATTTTGTCGCGTTTCTGCGACTGATTATTTTAAGTATATCGCTTTATATTGCAAATGTCAATAAAAAAATCGCATTTTTGAAACTTTTTATATTGCATTTTTGCAACTAAAAGTGTAAAATTAGAGTGTAATATATAAGAAGGGGTTAAAAAAATGAATGTCGGAGAAAGAATCAAACAACGTCGAAAAGATTTGAAAATGTCTGCTGACGAACTCGCTAATAGTGTTGGCGTTTCACGATCTACAATTTTTAGATATGAAAAAGGGGACATCGAAAAAGTTGGGCCGGATGTTTTAAAAAAGATTGCAGTTAAACTAAATGTTTCTCCTGCTGATTTGATGGGATGGGACGATACTCCTGTCCAAGAGCTTAAAATCCCTACTTCTCCTCTTGTTCAGAAAATAACTGAAAAAGCTGTAAAGCTTACTGCTCCTAGAAAACAAAAGGTTTTGGATTTTACAGAAAACCAATTGCGTGAACAGTCTAATAAGGTTATTTCCCTAGAGGAAAATTTGTTTGAATTTAAAGTGTATGAAAAGTTATCAGCTGGTACTGGATTCTCATACTTCAACGACGGGAACTATGACACTGTTTTTTATGACAAAGACCTAGACCACGATTTTGCTTCTTGGGTTTTCGGAGATTCCATGGAACCTAAGTATATGAATGGAGAGGTCGTTCTTATCAAAGAAACAGGTTTTGACTACGATGGTGCTATTTATGCTGTTGATTGGGATGGCCAAACTTATATCAAAAAAGTCTATAAAGAAAAAGACGGTCTTAGACTCGTCTCTATCAATAGCAAATATAAAGATAAGTTCGCACCATTTGAAGAAGATCCAAGAATCATTGGAAAAATTGTCGGAAACTTCATGCCAATTGAGAATTAAGGTTAAGGTGCTTATATGTTTACTACTCTTACAGAAAAGGAAATTAAAGCACTCATAGATGAACACATAAAAACAATTAGTAAACTGGAAAACCAGAGGACTTTGATAATCTCTCTAGTGCTTCTGACGGCTATTTCTATATTTTTAATCAATTTCATTGGGAGCTTATTGTTAACAATCTTCTCTTTTATTGTTTGTGTCTTATTCTTGCTCTTTTTGATTGCCATCTATCCTAGACAAGTTATTACAGATCATCTAGAGGATGAAATTGAGGAACTGAATAAACTCTTTGCTATTCGAGTAGAAAATAGATTAAAACAAGAAGAAATTGACGAGAGAACTATTTATGATGTTGTTCTGAAAGTGAAAGGAATATCTTATCGCCAAGAAGCTTTCTCGGAATTATGTCAAGAACTCATAAGAGAATCAGATGATGCCCCTTATTTAGGATATACTTCTAAAGAAATTAAAGAGCAATTGATTTTTGAAGATAGGTTTTATAAATACTCGCCTTTTGAAATTACAGATGTAGAGTTTATCCCTGAATTTGATAATGAATTTGACCCTAACGCTGTTAAAATTGTGGTTCGTGGTTATCACTTAGGCTATGTCACAAAGTCAAAAAATAGAAAAGTATTAAGATTGACAACAGATCCAAATAATGAAGTTATCAAAAATGCTGAAATTTATGGCGGTGATTATAAAGATATCAATCCGGATAATGACAGACTTCGTACAGTTAAGGATTCATTCAAGATGCGAATTAAATTGAAAGTCTTAAAAAAATAAAAAATCCCCACACTCGCAAAGTTTGGCGACTCTGAGTGTAAGGATATCCATGTATAGTAAACGGCATTAAAAAGCCCTTTTTACTATACCCATTTTATCAAGAAATGAGGTAAAAATCAATGGAAATAAAGTCTTATAAAAAGAAAAGCGGAGAGACGGCTTTTGGCTTTAGAGTTTACGTCGGAAAAGAAAATGGAAAAGACAAGTATATTAAACGAAGAGGATTTGCTACAAAGGCAAAAGCAAGGGCAGCACTACTTCAACTTCAGGACGATATTGAAAGTGGAGAACAGACCAGGAAAGAAATTACGGTTGAGGAAATTGCAAAAAAATGGCTCAAAGATTACTCTGAAACTGTCCAAGAAAGCACTTATATCAAGACGTCTAGAAATTTCAAGAATCACATCTATCCAGTTTTTGGCAATCGAAAGATAGCCACGATAACACCGCTTCAAATGCAGGAACAAGCCAATGAGTGGTCTAAGAAACTGGTTTACGGTCGTAAATTAAAGGGATTGATGAATAATGTTTTTAAGTATGCAATTAGGCATGGTTACATTGATACCAATCCAGTAGACAGTGTGATTACATCAACAAGAAAGAAATCAGACACGAAGAGCGATTTCTATAGCAAAGACGAACTTCAAAAATTCTTAAAACTTGTCTCAAAAACAAAGGATTTAGAGAAGATAACTCTATTCCGTCTTCTGGCCTTCACAGGGGCACGAAAAGGGGAGATTTTAGCCCTTGAATGGAATGACTGGACAGATAATACTCTGGACATAAACAAGGCTATTACAAGAGGTTTTGCAGGCGAAGAGATAGGCAACACCAAGACGGTCAGCAGTAATCGACTAATTAGTCTAGACCAAAAGACAAAGAGTATTTTGAAAAAATGGAGAAAGCAGAATCCAAATACCAAATACATTTTTGAAAATGAGTTTAAAAAGCCGATTCCAAGCACCTTGCCCAGAAAGTGGCTTATCAAAATTGTGGAAGGTAGTGACTTGCGTCCAATTAAAATCCATGGATTCAGACATACACATGCCAGTCTATGTTTCGATGCTGGTATGACCTTGAAGCAAGTACAACATCGACTCGGACATTCTGACTTGAAGACGACCATGAACGTTTATACCCACATAACCAAGCAAGCAAAGGATGACATCGGAGAACGCTTTGCGAATTATATTGATTTTTAAACACGACAGACCTTCTTCAAAAAGAGGGTCTGTTTTAGGGTCTGTCTTTTTCGCAAAAGAATACCAAGGAATACCAAAGATAAAAATAAAAAACGTTGATTTAACAACGTTTTACCAAGGAATGCAAAAGAATGCAAAGGAATAATGGAGCCGGTGGGAGTCGAACCCACGTCCAAACATCTGCTAACATATTTGTCTACAACCATAGGTTATGTATTCGTTTAACAGTCCCTCGACACATAACTCAAGCCTAGAAACCGCGAGTCTATCAATCTCTTATCAAGCCGCTAGACAAGACTTGATCGTATCTCGCTAATAATAAGACCTGTCATTGAACACGAGCAATCCAAATCGGGTCACGCCTGCTGGTTTTTAGGCAGCTAGAGCGTAAGAAGTGTTATTTTTTGCAGTTATATTTAACTGAGCGTTTACGTCGCCACACGAGTCGCAAAATATGCCTCATAATGCCTGTCGAATCCGTAACGACCCCAAAAGACAATAAAACCATTATACCTTATCTAACACAAAAATGCAAAAAGGAAAGCAATTAACTACAAAAGATAGTCTTTCAAAGATTTTGTCAAAACCTGATAACCAGCAACACTAAGGTGCAACCCATCAGTTGTATAATCTTTTTTGAGTTGACCTGCCTGGTCTGTCAAACTATCAAAAACTGGCACAAATTCTACCTGCATATAGGCAGAAGCAAGCTCTTGATAGGCTTGATTCCATTTCTGAATTTTTTCATTCGTGCGGATATAGACTGTCTGCTTGTACTCTTCTCCCTCATTGACTGGCAAAATAGAAAGCAATTTAATCTCAGTCAATGGATAATCGCGAGCAATGGATTGTATGATAGCTTCGAGGTTATTGAGAGCCTCATTCACAGGCACATCTTTTCCGATATCATTTGTCCCAATCAAAAGGACAATTTTATCTACTGCTCCACCGTACAGATGCGCATCTAGATTTTCTAATAACAGCCCTGTCTGATAACCTCGAATGCCTCGATTGACAATCGTCTTCGAAGTCCCAAATAGTTCCTGCAGAGGATAATATTCGACAATGGAATCCCCAATAAAAAGAATGTCTGGCTCTACAACAGAAACCTGATTTAAGTGACGATACTTGGTTTGGATTTTTTCTTGTTCCTTTAGTAACCAATTTTCTAATAACTGTACTGCCACT